TTATATATTTATTACAAAGAGAGAATTTTTTTTTAATTCTCTCTTTTTTTTGAAATAATTTAACTTTGTTTTTAGTCGGTTAAGCAAAATAATTTGTCAATATAAAACTGGATAATGTTAAAAAATATTAAGTATCTGAAATAATTATCAATTAAGCTTTTCAAAATGTTTCAAAAAAATTAAACAGTTAAACAATATAGATTTTTCAAGAAAAAAAGTTTAAATTTCAAAATGTAGATTATGAAATACAAATTTTTCGGCAGGGATGTCGAGCAGGGATGTATAAATTTGAAGAGTAAATAATCGGTGTAACATCTAGTATTGTGCGGTTTTAACGTTTATCGCTTGGAGATTTTGAGGATATAGAGCTATGCTGATGCGTCATTGTAACGTAAATACCGAGCCTTCTGAGGTTTGGTTTCTTAAAGATATTGAGTTTTTTACAAATAGAATTTTGTTAATAGGCAAATGTGATATATGTAAAAAAGACATTATAACACTTATTGAAGTTCGTAAAAAAGACAATATTCCTTTTGTTAATGTTCTTTCGGGGCAAAAAGCTATAAAAGTAAAGACCACAGAAAAGAAACGTATTGATTATACCCTTTCTTCACTTAATCAGCAAAGTTCCAGTTGGGTTTATGGCGTGAACGTTGGAATTAAAAATAAAAATGGTGATGTTACTCAAGTTCGACAATATGCTGCTGATTTTAACGGCAAGCGTAAAATTGTTAAACGGATTATAGTTTAGCTCTTATAGAGTTATCCTCAGCAAGGGGGATTCTCTCCCTTGCTTCTCCTCCCCTGCAAGGGGGTCTTATGAATGCTCAAAACTTACCGTCATTAACTGTACAGCAAAACGCCTTTGTTTTTCACCTCTTTACCGATTCAATCGGTGATAGAGCAAAGGCTTATAAGTTATCTTACGATTGTAAAAATTCTTCTGAAAAAACTATTTATGAAGAAGCCTCAAAATTATTAAAACACCCCAAGATTACCCCATGGATAGCATATTATGAGCAGTCATTACAAGAGTTTCAGGAAAATGAAATTAAATATACCCGTCAAGATTTCTTTAATGACCTCGATAGAATAAGAGCTAAAACAGAAGATACAAAAAACGTAGGTGTTGCACTTAAAGCCGTTGAGTTGAAAGGTAAAGCAGCAGGGCACTTAAAAGATAATGTCGAAATCTCAGGTAAGACAGTAGTTCAAATGGGAAATGTTGAAGTTGATGGGAGTGCAATTAACTTTAATGTAGGTAGTGGTATTAATGAAGCTGAAACTTCCTCAAATACTTAATATTCCACCTAAGCTCTATCCTTTTATAACTGATTTTAATAAGTATTCAAGATTTTTAGGTGAGGGAGGTAGAGGCTCAGGGAAAACGCAAAGTGTTGAAAGAATTCTTTTACATATCGCCGAAAAACGTAAAGTACGTATTTGTTGTGGTCGTGTAATCAAAGATTCAATAGATCAATCAGTTAAACAAGGTTTTAAATCTCTCATTGAAGAATTTAATCTTGATTTCACTGTTACTGAAAAAGAAATCAGACACAATAAAACTGGCTCAACAATCTTTTTTAAAGGGTTTCGCGAAAATGAAATCGTTAATATAAAAGGTCTTGAAGGTGTTGATATTCTCTGGATTGATGAAGCTGAAACCGTTACCAAAAGGGCGGTTGATGTTATTGTTCCTACCATTAGAAAGCCTAATTCTAAGATTATTTTTACAATGAACAGATATGTCCGCAATGACCCTGTTTATATGTATTGTGTTGGCAGACCTGACTGTTTGCATATCTCAATTAATTATTTTGAAAATCCTTTTTGCCCTGATGTACTAATTAAAGAAGCTGAAATTTGTAAAGCTAAAAGTGAAAAAGATTATAACCATATATGGTTAGGTCATCCTTTAGATCAAGCTAATGATTTTCTTATTGCTTCTTCAAAGATTGAATTTGCAAAGACACTTAAATTCAACAATGAAATTATAAAAAAACATTCTGTTATGGCTGTTGACCTTGCAGGTTCAGGCGGTGATTTGAATGTCATGAAATTATTAACTCAGCAATCTACAAATGGTTGGCTTGAGGAAATTACAGAAAAATGGTCTGAGCCTGATACTGATATAACTATTGGTAAAATAATATGTTTTTATGCACTTTATAAGCCCGATATTTTGATAATTGATGCTGATGGTGTTGGTTATTCAATGGTTAATTCTATTAAAAAGTCAATACCGAAAACAATCGCATTCAGGGGCGCAGGTAAGGTTAAGAATATTAATAGTAATGCCAAAAATGCAAGAGCAGAGGGCTATTTAACCCTAAAAGAATTTTTACAAAATGGTTGGCTAAAACTTACATGTGAAAATTCTTGCAGACAGTTAGAGTACCTAAAAGTCATTTACAAACCAGGGTATGTTCTTATTCAAAGCAAAGATGAAATACGAAAAGAACAAGGAGAATCGCCTGATTTTGCTGATGCGTTAATGATGGCTGTTTATGCGATAGACAAATATTCTTACATGTTTCACCAAGATGAAGAACAAAGTTTTGGCAGGGTTATCACTGATTTTGACCCATTTGAATAGCGGATTGCGAGCAGAGGGCGAACAGGCTTGCAGAAGTGCAAGACTGTGCAGACCCGTTTAACGCGGGAATGAGTTCTTGCGAACTCCCGCTCCCGCAAGCGAGCAACCAAGAAATAACAGAAAGTGAGGTAATTATAATGTGTTCTACACCTAAAATGCCTGCTGTGTCAGGTAATACAGAAGTTGTCGCAACTCCTACCGCTGCTGATGCAAGTGTTACAAAAGCTAAAACCGCGCAAAGAAATAAAACTGCTGCAAATGCAGGACGGGATATTAGAACTTCTGCTCGTGGAATTTCTGAAGACGCAACAACAAATAAAAAGAAATTGCTCGGAGAGTAAGAATGAAACAAGAGTTGACTAAAAAGTTTTTTGAACAAAGACGTGCTGAATTAGATGCGCCGTTTAACGAGATAAAAGCAGACCTGCAAGAGCTTGCAGATTACTTTTATCCTCGTTCTGTTCGCTTTTTAGCTAAGAATGTCAACAAAACCAACAAAAGACGTAACAAGAAAATTCTTGATTCTACTCCTATTACAGCAGTAAGGAATTTTTCAAGCGGGATGATGAGCGGAGCCACTTCTCCTGCTCAAAACTGGTTTAAGTTCAAAATCAGAAATTACAATATGGAAAATGATTATGAGGTTAAAAGTTGGTGTGCTCAGGTTGAAAAACTAATGAGAGATGCTTTCAATGCCTCTAAAATCTATACAAAGTTACCTATTATTTATAAACAGCTCGGCGTTTTTGGTTTCGCTGCTTTGTCGTTAGAAACTGATTTTGATGATATTTTTGTCTGTAAAGTTTTGCCGATAGGCTCTTATAGATATGCCAAAAATTACAAAGGACAGGTTGACACTTTCGTAAGAGAATACTCAGAAACTGCAAAAAATATTGTTGAGCAGTTTGGGGAAGATAACGTTTCAGATGCTGTAAAAAATGCAAATAAGGAAAATCCTCTAGCGTATTTTGAGCTTATTCATTTTGTTATGCCTAATCCTAATTTTGACACAACAAAGGTATGGGCTAAAAACAAAAAATATATTTCTGTTTATTATGAAAAAGGCTCAACCGAAAATAAGTTTTTATCCGAAAGTGGTTTTGACAAATTCCCTTATGTTGTATTTGAAGCAGAAACAAATGGTGAAGATGTTTATCCAAGCGATTGCCCCGGAATTAACGCATTACCTGACGTAAAGCAGCTCTTTGAAATGATTAAAGAGTACGCAAAGGCTATAAAAAAGATTGTTTCACCGCCATTAAAAGGCCCCGCAAAATATAAAGATAGGTCAATATCAACTTTGCCAGAAGCCTATACCCCTGATGTAGATGACGGCGGTGAGGGAGTAAGACCTGTACATGAAGTAAATCCAAGAATACTTGAACTTGCTCAGCAGATTGAAACAATGAAAAACACAGTCAAAGAACATTTTTACAACGACTTGTTTGCAATGATATTGAATACTGCTGAACGTGGTCGTACTGCTACTGAGGTTAATGAGCTCAAAGAAGAAAAGATGGTACTGGTATCACCATTATTAGAGCAAATTCATACAGGTTTAGACCTTATTCATTGTTGGTGCTTTGAGGAATTTTTACGTGTGGACATTTTACCTGAACCGCCTGAGCAAATACAGGGTGGTGAATTAGAGATTGAATTTGTATCTACACTTGCACAGGCTCAAAAAGTTCAGAAAATTGCATCAATGGAAAGATTTTCAACTTTCACGATTAATCTTGCAAATACGCTTGACCCGATGCTTAGAGGAAAAATTAACGGCAGCAAAATGATTGATGATTATGCTGATTTTGCAAATATTGACCCGTCACAGATAAATCCTACCGAATATGTTGAACAAATGAGAGCAGCTCAAGAACAAAAACAACAGCAGCAAGAACAACTTGCAGCTATGCAACAAGGTACTGAAATGATTAAGAATATGGGCGGGGTTGATGCTATTGGCGCAGAATTAGCCGCTAGGGTTGGAATGTGATGAATGCCGATGATTTAAAACTGGTTATAAATAATGTTCTTTCTACTGAGGACGGTTACAAGTTTGTAAAACATTTAATTGAGGAATCAGGATGTCTCGATAAGACTATCAATTTTGACACGCTTAAAGCGTATTACATACGGGGTAAAAAAGATTTCGGGAATTATCTGTTGGAACTCATAAGAGTAAATAGCTTTAAAAATTTTATAAAAATTCAAGAAGAAAGAAAGGATTAAAAAGATGGCAGAAGAACTAAACCCAGAAATTGACAACCAAGCGGATACCTCAGGGCTTTCTTTGGATAACCCAGATAAGCAGGAAAACTCTGACCATGAGAAAAAAACGGTTAAAAAAGCTGATACCGATAATGGTGTCAATAACAATGATGTGAATGATTCAGCTCCTGAAACTTATGATTTCAAAGATGTAAAATTACCTGATGGTATGGAACTTGATGCTGAACTAACAGGAGAATTTTCTTCTATCGCAAAAGAGATGAAGTTATCTCAAGCTAAGGCTGATAAGTTTATGGGAATGGGTGTCAAATTATCTCAAAAATTACAGCAGAATTTTGAAAACGCAATCAAAGAAGCTCAAGGAAACAGAATCAAAGAAATTAAAACAATGTTAAATACAGACCCTGAGATTGGCGGAGCAAATTTGAAATCAACATTGTTGGAAGCCAACGAAGCATATAAAGCCTTTGTCTCTGAGGAAGCTGCAAATGTTTTAGCTGAGACAGGTCTAAATAACCATCCTGCAATAGTAAAAATGTTTAGAGATATTGGCAGGCAGGTAAAAGGCGATACTATCAAAGGTTTAGGCAGTCCAAAACATCAAAGAACCGCCGAAGATTGGTATCCATCAATGAAAAAACAAAATTAGTTAGTAGAAGAAAGCCCTTTTTACAAGGGCTTTCAAATTAAATAAGAAAGGGAAATAAGAGATGACAGTTCTTGCAACAAATTATTTGACATTGGTTGATGTAATGAAGCAGACAGTCGGGGATTCTATTGAAACTGATATTGCAGAAATCTTATCAGAATCCAATGACTTGCTTGCTGATTTGCATGTAATGGAATGTAATGATGGAACATCACACAAAGCCGTTATTAGACATGGCTTACCAAAAGGTACATTTAGAAAACTTTATGGCTATGTGCCTACAGAAAAATCAACTACTGAGCAGGTCGTTGATGTTACAGGAGAATTAGAATCTTACTCAACTCCTGATATTGACTTGATTGACCATTCAAAAAATCCTGCACAAACAAGATTAAATGAAGCACGTGCTTTCATTGAGGGGATGGGTCAAACTGCACAAGAAACAATAATTTATGGTTCTCGTGCTGAAAATGATGCAAAATTCGATGGTCTTGCCGTCAGATATTCAAAAATTTCAAAAGACAAAAAGAGTATCGGGTATAACGTTATTGATGCAGGCGGTACAGGCACTAATAATACTTCCATCTGGTTTATTACTACTGGCGAAAACGACGTTGCTCTTCTTTATCCAAAAGGTTCAAAGGCAGGTTTGCAACACTTTGACGATGGTATTCAAACTGAAACTAACGAAAAAGGCGAAAAAAGGAAAGTCTATCAAGACCACTTTAAACATAGTCTTGGCTTAACAGTAAAAGATTACCGCTCAACTTGTCGTATTGCCAATATTGATGTTGACAAACTCCTTAAGGGAGAAGTTGATTTGCTTGCTCTATTAAGAAAAGGCTATTTCAGAATTAAAAAACGCATTAAAAAGAATAAAAATGCAGACCAACAGGTGAGCAAAAGAACGTTTATTTACTGTAATTCAACGGTTGCAGAAATGCTCGATGCTGCTGCAACAGATAAAGCAAATGTCAATTTGAATATCAAAGAATATTGTGGTGCTGATGTTGCTCACTACAAAAATATTCCAATACGTGAAATTGACCAGATTCTGGAAACAGAAGAAAGAGTTCTTGAAGAAGAAGCAGCCTAAAACTGCTAAGGTTTTGGGGCTTCCTTAAATTGCCCCTATTTTTGCACAAAACAAAATAGCGAAATCGGGCGGGGCTGGAGCTAAGCGAAACGCCCCCTTGCGAGCGGAAACCGCGCTTTTCGCTCGCGCCCGTATTTCAAGAAAGGAGAAAACAAAATGTTAGATGATTTATTAAAGTTTTCAGATAATCAGGCTATTACAGCAACGGCTAATTCTGAAAATATTATTGACTTAGGCAAAGATAGAGAAATTGCTGCGGGTAATCCTGTTCCATTGCTTGTTACTGTAAAAGAAGATTTTAACAATTTAACAAGTTTGAAAGTTTCCATTGAAACATCAGCAACTGCTGATATGGAAGATTCTGTTGAACTTGCTTCTAGTACTGTTGAGCTGGCAAATCTTAAAAAAGGCAAAATGATTCCTATCTCATTTATGCCAGTCGGAAATAAAGGTTTTGTCAGACTGAAATATACGGTTACTGGCACAGCTCCGACAAAAGGTAAAGTGTCAGCTTATTTGACTGATGTTTTGCCTGTTTCTCATCACGATAAGTAAACCTTCTCCCTAAGTCATAAATCAAAGGAGCAGGTTTTACCTGCTCTTTTTCCAAGCAATGAAAGGTACAAAAATGAAAATAAAAGTAACAGAAAAAGCATGGTATAAAAAAACTCTCGTTGAAGAAGGAAGTGTCATTGATTTTGATGGTGATACCGTTCCTACTTGGGGAACTTTAGCAGATGGCGAACAAATCTCAGAATGCGAAGTAAACCCGATAGCTCAATCAGAAGGACAAAAAGATAAAAGTCAACAAAACGAGGAAAAACAGAATAATTCAGAAAAAAATAAAGAAAATCAAAACGAAGATGTACAAAACGGGACTGCTCAAGAGATAAATAATCAAGAATATCAATCAGAAGAGCAGGCTGTCAAAGAATTAGAAACACTTAAAGATTTGGCGGTAGAAAATAATGTTTGGCTTGAGATTGACGAAGAAAAAATGACCATACCCGAACAAATCGCAAAATTTAAAGCCGCTTTAGGAGTATAGTGTTATGGCGTATTCAAGGGAAATGATTTACAACATAACACTTAACAATCTTGGTGTGTCTGCTGTAATTCAGAATACAACTGAAACTAATCCTCGTACGACTGTTCTAAATAATCAGTATGAACTGGCAAAAGAACAAGTAATGAAAGATTTTGATTGGAATTTCTTAAATAGAGTAAGAGAACTTACTCCGTCAACAGAAGAAAGTCCAGACCCTCGATTTAAGTTTGCGTACGATTATCCTAATGATTGTATTGCTGCACGTTATCTTATTGACCCGTATAGCGGACAGTATAAGAAATTTGATGTAACAACAGATTCAAGCGGCAGTAAAATTATTGTTTGTAATATAAAACCTGCAAAACTATCTTACACCAGAGATATTACTTCTGCTGTACCTGAAACATATTTTACGTCTGAGTTTGTATCGGCTTTATGCTTCTACCTTGCTTTTTTATGTGCTGAAACCATTACAGGGGCAACCGACAAAAAACAAAGCAATTACCAAGCGTATCAATATGCACTAGCTAAAGCTAAAGCAATGAACGCAAATGAATCAACAGAAAAAGACGAAGATGAAACAACTTATCTTGATGCAAGGAATTGATAAATGAGAGTAACACAAAATAGTTTTACTGGTGGTGAGTTATCTACTCCTTTAAATGCACGAAATGATTTAGCCAAATATTCAAATGGCTTGAAAAAATTAAAAAATGGTTTTGTACAACAAGAGGGAGCCGTATCTAATCGTGCAGGTATGGAGTTTGTTGGCGAGATAAAGGATTCATCTCAAAAAGCCAGATTAATACCATTCTCATTTAATACAGAACAAACTTATGTTATTGAGGCAGGCAATAAATATTTTCGATTTATCAAAGACGGTGGTTATATCATTTATCCCGATGATTATAGGGAGCCAAGTAAAAGAGGGCAAATCGTTGAAATAGAAACTCCATATACTACAGATGAACTATCTATTTTAAAGTATGCTCAAAATGCAGATGTTTTAACTATATGTCATCCTAATCATCCTCAAATAGAATTATCCCGTTATTCTCATTATGACTGGAATGTCAAAACAATAGATTTCAAACCTAAAGTAAATCCACCTGCAAATCTCAGGGCTCAATGGACCGGAAAAACAGAAAACCCCAGAATTTATACATATCTTGTTACTGCAGTAGATGATAACGATGAAGAAAGTAACAGATCTGCTGAGGTTCAGGTACAAGGTCGTATAGAAAGCAACTGGGCGGTTGGGGAGTATATGACAATCACGTGGGATGCGGTACCTAATGCTGTTGAGTACAATGTTTATCGTGCTGTAAATGGTATTTTTGCCTATGTTGGCACAGCTACAAAATGTACTTTTACGGATGATAAAATAGAGCCTGATTTATCTTCTACTGCACCTATAGCCAAAAATCCTTTTGAAAATAATTATCCATCTGTTGTTAACTATTTTCAGCAAAGAAAAATCTATGCAAATACAAAGAAAAATCCTCAAACTATTTATTCTTCTCAAACAGGCACATCAGACAATTTCAATGTATCAAGGCCGCTTGTTGCTTCGGATGCCGTAACTATAACTATTTCAGAAAGAGAAGTTAATGAAATCAGGCACATTGTTGCTATGAATGATTTAATCGTTTTGACTTCCTCGGCAGAATGGAAAGTAAACGGTACCGACGGCTCTTTTTCAGCAAGTCCGCCGCCGGTTGCAAAGCCTCAAAGTTATTACGGGTGTTCACATGTTATGCCTGTTGTGTCAGGTAACATGATTTTATTTGTTCAAGCAGGCGGATCTGTATTAAGAGACTTAGGGTACACGTATGTTTCTGACAGCTATGACGGTGATGAGCTGACTATTTTTGCAAATCACTTATTTAAAGGTCGGCAAATAGTTGATATGGCTTATGCTAAAGAGCCGTTCCGTATTGTTTGGTGTGTATTATCAGATGGAAAATTAGCAGGTTTAACATATAACAGAAAACAAGAGATTTCAGGATGGCACAGACACGAAACTGATGGAGAGTTTGAGTCCGTTGTTTGTATTCGTGAAGGGTATGAAGATGTTGCTTATTTCATCATTAAGAGAAATATCAACGGGCAGGATAAGAGATATGTAGAGCGTATGGCTACTCGTATTATAAACAAAGCAACAGATTCTATTTTTCTTGATTCCGCATTGAAATATGAGGGTGAACCCGTTGATGTATTAAAAGGATTGGAGCATCTTGAGGGGAAAACCGTATATGTTAATGCTGATGGCGGTATTGAGAAGCATGTTGTTGAAAATGGCAGCATAACTCTTAACGATGAGGCTTCTATTATTTCAGTCGGTTTACCTTATGAATTTGAGTTTGAAACACTAAATATAGAGGGTGAAAATACTCATGGACTAAAGAAAAACATAAATAGAATTAATATAAAAATCAACGAGTCTAGAGAAGATTTTTATATTGTTGGTACAGATGGCTCTGAGTTTCAAAATGAACGTTCTATTGAAAGTGTTGATGGTAGCCCTGATTCTGCTGCAAAATTGTTTTCTAAAGATATAGATATAACCCCTTTTGCTTATTGGACACAAGAGGCTACTGTACATATAAAACAAAAATTACCATTACCATTATCAATTTTGAGTATTTCGGCAGTAGTACAACTTGAGGATGTTGCTTAATGTATAGAGCTGAAAAAAACTTACAGGATTTTAAATATATCCTCAATAGATTGAGAAAAGAGGACAAGGAAGAAGTTAAAGCCGTCTTTGGTAAACATTGGAAAAAGAAAACTATTGAAAATCTTATGCACACTGATTTTCAAATTTTGTTAGGCAAAACTAAAAACGGTGATATTCCAGTTTTGATGGGCGGAGCTTGGGCTGTTGACAAAAATAATCCAGCTATAGCAACTGTATGGATGTTATCAACCCCTGAAATCGAAAAACATCAAATTTCTTTTTTGAGAGAACTAAAAAAAGAAATAGCATATTATGATGAAAAGTTTGCTATTACTTTTAATCATATTTATAAATCAAATACTTTAGCAAAGAAATGGTTAAAATGGGTCGGGTACAGGTTTCCAAACGAAGAAAAGAAACTTACTCCTCTTGATAGAGCCTTTTTATCAATAAATGTTCCCGACGGGTTTGAAATATTTTATCGAGAAAGACCAGTGAAAGGATTGGGTGAATAATATGTGTGTAATATCAAGTACTGTTGGTGCCGCAATAATGACTGCTTTAAAAGTAGTAGGTTCTGTAATGGCGATAGCTTCTACAGCTATAAGCGTACCTGCTTCTATACAGCAAGGTAAAAATGCTCAGGCAATGTATAATTATCAGGCTAAAGTTGCAAAAAAGAATGCTGATATTGCTCAACAGAATGCAGACCAAGAAAGACAAGCAGGTATTGAAGAAGCAAGATGGCAGAGAATAAAAACTTTGCAAAGCATTGGTTCTCAGCAGGTTGCGATGGCAGGTAACGGTATTGATATTACGTTTGGTACAGCACTTGATACGATTGAAGATACTGCTCAAATGGGAGAACTTGATGCTTTAATGATTCAATATAATTCTGAACGTGCAGCACAAAATTATGAGCAACAGGCTAATAATTTCAATAATCAAGCTAATCTTGACGTTATTGCCGGTAAAAATGCAGCTACAGCAGGTGCTATTAATGGAGTTGCCTATGGGTTAAACGGTTTATCTCAAGGTTTAGGTAGCTTAGGCAGTGTGGCAGACAAATGGAAGTCGTCAGGCACTTTAACAGGAAAAACTCCGTCAATCTCAAAAACACCCAAAACATCAAAGGGTTACACAGGAATGTTACCGCAATTAAGTTTTTAAAATTTAGACAACTTGTGTTTTTTTAAAGTTTTATCAACTTGATTAAATTTATAATTATAATATGTTCCAAAACCTATGATTACAAACATTCCTATTAAAGCTAAAATATCAGAGCTATTCATCTTGTAATCTCCTTAAATTATTATCAATTCTGTTATTAATACTAAGTATATTTTGTAAAAATATGATGTCAAAATAAATTCCCGGGATTACTAATAACAAAATATTAACGGTGGAAAAACTCTTTGTCAGTACAATACCGGCAAGCCCGCTTGTTATAACTATAACAACAGTTATAAGACTTGTTCTTAAGTTCATCAAATTTTTATTTATTTCTTTTAAAGCTTCCATGCTTAGTATTATAAATTTGTTTTGTATTATTGTCAATCAATCCAAAGAGGAGTATTATGCCGCAAGTTCCTATATATAATCAGCCCACTGTAAAAAATCAAAGAACGCCTCAAGGGTATAATCAAGTTAGTGTTAACGGTGATATGGTTGGTGAAAATATTGCCCGCGCTAATTATGTTCTTGGTCGAATGGGCGAAAATATAAGTGATAATATCCAAAAACAGTTAGATCAGTTATATAAGACAAAAATTGTTGAGGTTACTAATAAGCTTGACACTTATACCCAACAGAGTTTATATGACAAGGATAACGGATATTTTTATAAAACTGGTAAAAATGCAGCAGGTCAAGCACCTGTTGTTATGCAAAGCTATGATGAATATTCTCAACAGTTACTTGAGGAATCTGGACTTAAGGGTACTTATAAATCAATGGCTGTTAATGCTATTGCCTCAAAAAGAAATACTGTTTTTGCTTCTGTCAATAAACATGATGCAGATGAAACAAAGAATTGGCAGAACAGTGTTTATACAGAAAAAGAAAATAATCTTTTAAATCAGGCTATTCTTGACAGAAACGACGATACTTTATTAGCTAAAAATTTAAAACAAGGTTATAACGCTATTGAACTTCAAGCTGAATTGCAAAATTGGGATGATGATACAAAATCATTAAAAAAAACTGAGTTTGCTTCAAAACTCCATGAAGGAGTAATTGGTTCTTTGCTATCAGATGGCAGTTTAAGAGCTAAAGAATATTATGAAGCGCACAAATCAGAAATATTACCAGATAGACACAATTCCATATTAAACGCTATTAATACAAATGACAAAAGGTATCAGGCAAGAAGTATTGTTGAGGGGCTTATTGCAAAAGATTATACTCTTGAACAAGCTTATGATGAGATTGATAAAATAGAAAATATTGATTTACAAGCTGATGTTCGTTCGCAATACGAAAGTAAGATGCGAGAAAAAGATAGAGTTCAAACTGAGCAGGACAGAGCCAAAAGTCAAGCATCGTGGGATAAGGTTATAAGTACATTGCAAACCAATCCTGATATGGCATATCAAGCAATAGATGTTACTCAATCACCAGAGGCAATTAAGGCTCAGATGTCTTATATTGAACAAATGAGGAAGTTTGGAGAAATCAAAACAGGTCATCAGGTTTACTTAGATTTACAGGAAAAAATGACTTATGATGCTGAGGGATTTAAGAATACCGACTTAAATCCGTACAGACCTTATTTATCCGAAAGTGATTTTAAAAATTTCAAAGAAGCTCAAGACAAAATTGGGAGTATGGAATATACAATTATTCAAGAAGATAACAAAGCTATTGATGCCGCACTCAAAGAAATCGGCGGTCATGATAAAACTGAAAAAGTTATCTATTCCGAAGTTCAATCTCTTGTTAATGAATTTGAGAAAAGACATGGACGTAAGATTAACGACAGCGAATTACAGTCTATTGTTGATAGTCTTGGCTATAAAGGTGAGGACGGCATAAAAACCTATAAAAATATAGAAAAAGGTATGGCTGAACAGGTAGGCTTTATCAAAACTATTACTAATGATTTTGCATATTTTGAAAAAATACATAAAAGGCAGCCCGATTCAAAAGAGCGTTCTCAGATTATTCACGATAGAGCAAATAAGATAATACGCCAAAAACGGGATGACCTTCAATCTAAAATTGATGCGACTTATGCAAAACCTCATGAAACAAAAGAATTAACTTATTATGCAGATAGTTATATTCCCGAATTGGGTAAAGAGTTGGGTACAAAGTTTACTATTGTTCAGGGCGGACGTTACAGACCTGCAAACGGAAGATACACATCATATCATTCAACAGGTGAAGCCGTTGATGTTTCTATGTCAGAACATTCAAACCTTATAAAAGAGAAATTTTTTGCGGCGCAGATAAAAAATCCGCAAGTCAGAAAAATCGGTACCTCAGACCCTTACATCCTTGCTAAGTTTAGAGGTAATCCTAAAATTAAAGATGAAAGGGCTTTTGATAAACAATACGGTACAAATCATGTTAATCACGCTCATATTACTTTAAATACAAATAAAAATAGAGCAAAGAATAATAATGTTTACAAAGTCGGTAACTATATAGTAAGAGTTAAAGGATAAAAATAATGCCAGTTTTTGAAATAACATCACCTGATGGCAGAGTTTTAGAAATCGAGGGTGATAAGGCTCCGTCAGAAAGTGAATTAGATAATATTTTCAAATCCATTCCTGCACAAACAAATCAAGGTTCTGTGAACCAATCAGCATTATCAAATGTTAAATCAACAGATGATGAGTCTGAAATAGGTATGTCTATTGCTGATAGATTTAATAAATTAAGACAGGATGCTGTTTTATATGCACAGAATGTACCCAAAAAAGAAAAGGGTATGTCTTGGGTTGAATACGCAAAGTTAAGAAAAAAATATGATGAAGATTGGAATTTGAATACTCCTGAATTAAACCCCTTAAAAGCCATGTGGAAAATGAGTGTTCTCGGCTCTCTCAATGAAAAACTTTATCGTGGGCAGAAAGAAAAAAGAGCAGAAAAATATACAGATAATTCAGAAGTTTTAACTCAAATTCCTGCGCAAGCTCAAGCTGATTGGTTAAAAAAAGGAGAGATAAAAGTAGGCGAAGCATTTATGCGTTCAGACTGGTCAAGAGCTATACCTTTTCTTGCGAGCGGTACTACATTAGATGAAGCAACTGACATCAAAAGAATTATTGATAAAAAGAATAAAGGTGAGGAATTATCCAAAAAAGAAATTACTCAGCTTAACGCTTATATTCTTGATGTCGCAGAGCAAAATTATAGGGGTGTATCTTTCGGTGGCAAATTGATACAAGGTGCTTTAGAGTTACCGTCTTTTGCGGGTGAATTTATGGCTACTGGTGGCTTAGCTTCAATAGGGAAGAATGCCATCCAAAAGACTATAACCAAAGGTTTGCAGGATGCAACAAAGAAAGAGGTTTGTAAAAGATTAACGAAAGGTCTTATTGAGGGTGCAGCAGGTGCTGTCGCAAGAACATCTTTAGGTATGCCTCAACGAGTTGCAGAGAACTACGGGATGAGAAAACTTCACGATAGTTTGGGTATAACAGACAAAGGGCAAGTTGTTCTTGAAACTGCTGACACTTCACCTGCTCTTACTTTTTTAAAAGCATGGGGTGATACTGTAATTGAAAATTGGTCAGAAGAAATGGGAGCAGGATTAGGAGAGGCAGCAGGGTTATCTTTTAAAGGTTTAAATAAACTAGCCAGTCCTCTTGAGAAAAAATTGTTTTCTCGTAATACAAGAGCTGCGTTCATAAAAGCTATGAGAAAGTTGAGACCTAATGCTACTGTCAAAGATATTATGACACGAGCAGGCTTTAACGGCATTCTTGAAGAAATGGGCGAAGAACGTGCAGGGGATGCATTACGTGTCATTTTTGGTATTGATGACAGACAGGATATTTCTACTTTTGAAAAATTGTGTGAAGCTATCAATCCGGGAGCAGAAGAGTTATTGCTTGAACTAGGTTTATTTTCTATTCCTGGCTCAATGAGTTTTGCTGCTTCACAAGTTGCAAGACATTTAAGAAGCCAAAATCTTGATGAGCAAACAATTTCTGATTATATGAAATTCACGTCTGAACTTGAAAAAGAAAAATTTTTAGGTGATATTGCTGATAATAAAGATTTAACAAATGTTATTGATTTTGAGAATAGCGTAAGAGATTTAAAAAACAGATATTTTACTCAAAACCTTAATGCTGGTCTTGAAAAGGAAGAAGCCTTAGCTGCTGCTGATATTCAAGCTAATGCAGTTTCTTCTCTTGCAAAAAATATCGATATGGATATAAATGAGCTAAATAAAGAGTTTGCTATCAATACACAGAGTTTGACAGTTGAACAGGCAAAAGCTCAACAACAAGAGGATGCAAAAGTACTGCGAGGCGGTATTGAAATGAATGTTGAACAACATAATCAACCGCTATACCAGTCTGTTGAAAATGCGGGTGCTGCTGAAAACGAACTTGCTGATGCCGCAAAAGAATGGAGAGAAAAAGGAACTGAAAGCAAGTATTTTAAAAAGTGGTTTGGTGATAGCAAAGTTGTTGATGAAACGGGTAAACCGCTTGTTGTTTATCATGGTTCAGAAAATTCATTTGATACTTTTGATAGAGAAAAGCTTGGGACAAAAAGTTTTGATATAATGTCTTATTTAGGTTTTCATTTTACACCTAATAAAGAAATGGCTGAAAGGCTCTTTGTTAAAGCAGACACTAATGTTATGCCAGTTTATTTAAAGATTGAAAATCCTTATGTAACCTCAGAAAGCAATATAGTTAAAGAAGCATTATTATTTGCTCAAAAAAATGGCAAAGTTCCTTCAAATGTAAAATTAAATAAAATATTACAAATGCCTTATTTTTCTCAGCAAAAGAAATCAATCGTTACTGTTTTAAGTGATGATGCGTCAAGAATATATTATGGGGAAACTCCTTTTATTGATTACAAAGATATTACAAATGATTATTTAAACTATCTAAAAGAGCAGGGATATGACGGAATAAAATATATAAATGAAATAGAGTGGGCTGACGAGAAGCGATATGACTATATTGTATTTAACCCTGAACAAATTAAATCTGTAAACAATCAAGGAACTTTTGATACTGAAAATCTGAATATATATTTTCAGTCTGCTTATCATGGAACGCCTCACAGATTTGATGAATTTTCTCTTGATAACATTGGAACTGGTGAAGGTGCACAGGCTCATGGGTGGGGCTTGTATTTTGCTGAAAATAAAGAGATTTCTGAAAATTATAGAGATACACTAGCAAAAGAGGTATATGAATATAAAGGTAAGGAATATTCTGTAAGAGATGATTTATTTTTTATTCTGAAACAGATTTATAGATATGGAAAAGATGAAAAGATAAAAGAAAAAGAATCGCAAATAAAACATCAAAAATGGGTTTTGAGTTTAAAAAATATTGAAGTAAGAAAACAAGAAAACAAAAATTTATATCAGGAATATCAAAAACTCAAGAAAAAAGGCAAAAAGATTGGTGATAGTGATTTTGATGAAATAGATAATAAATTAAGAATAATAGAATATGTTATTAATAACGATTATGATTTTTCAAATTTAAAGACATCGTTAAAAGCAACGGAAAAAGAGTTGCAAAAATATAAAAAAATTGATGAAGAAAAAATTAAATTAAATAAAGGACAAGTTTTCAAAGTTGACATTCCTGAAAGTGATGTGCTACTTGATGAGGATAAAACTTTTAATGAGCAATCTGAAATAGTACAAAATGCATTAAGAGAAGTACTCCTTGATGAAAAATTCAGTGAATACTTTGTGGATTTTGGAAGTGCTGAAGAATTTGCAGAATCAGAAATAACTAATTGGGAAAGTGGTTTTAGGGGCGGAAATATTTATGACCGTTTATCAAAATTATTAGGTTCTGACAAAGAGGCTAGTTTACTTCTTAACGAATACGGTATTAAAGGGATTACATACAATGGCTATGAAGATGGTCGTTGTTATGTTGTTTTTGACGACAAAGCAATAAGAGTTCTTGAAACGTATTATCAATCTCAAAACGAGCAAGGCGGTATTGATGATGCCAGAGGATTTACTTATCAGAGATTTAATTTTGACGGAACAACAAAAGATAATTTGATTGTTCTATTGAAAAATAAATCTGATAAATCTACTTTGCTGCATGAGTTTGCACACGTTTATTTGACAACACTTAATAATCTTGCTTTAAGAAATGACAGGGCTAAAGAGCTTCTAATAACAGTTAATAAATGGTTAAATTATAACGGTGTTGAATATACCACCAAACAGCACGAAAAATTTGCCAACGGGTTTGTTGCATATGTAAAAAGCGGTAAAGCTCCTACATACGGCTTGAAACGTGCTTTTGAAAACTTTAAGAGATGGCTCAATGATTTATATACAAATCTTTCTTTGAGTGAAGAAATAGAACTTGATAATGATACTAAAAAAGTTTTTGATGAGCTGCTAGGTGATAATACTATTGAGGCAAAAGATAAAAGAGTTGAGGACTTAATCAATAAAGCTAAACAAAATGCTTTGTTACGCTTGAGCTATGAGTATGCAGAAAAAAGAAAAATAACGCCATTATATTTAACCGAAAAGCAAAAACGGTTTAGAGATGCTGCTTATGAAATATTATATACTGCTGCAATTCATACAAAAGATTCTGATGGCAAGCCGTTAATACAAAATATACAAGAACTTTATATGCTTTTTGGCAACAGTTCTAACTACCAAAAGAAAAATAAAGGAATAAAGCACCGTAGAGAAAAAATAGAACTATATCTACTTGAGGCAGATGACCCATTTTCTGGTGGTGATGGTTTTCAGCGTAATTGGGCTGAGTTCTTTCATGATCCCGGGGTAAGTTATGAAAATATGGATACGGGGTCAGATGCTGAACTTGTAAGACAAGCATTGGATGTTATCAATGAAAAACGCTATTTGTACGATTCCAATAACTTAAATGAGTTTAACGAAGATGATGTAAAAAAAGCTCAATATGAATTGGAGTATCTGATTAATGACTACAAAAATACTAAGAATAAAGATATTACTATGGCTGCTTTCTTTAATTGGGCAGATAGTGTACATCCTTATATTCAAGAGGACATCGTTACGCAATGGGAAAACCGAACTAATGAAATAGACAGATACGAAAATTTGACAGAGTTTCAAAAAGCTAAAGAAGATTTAAAGCTCTATGCTGCAACTCTTGAGGGCTATGGGGATTATTCTTCACAATTTGCTGAGTATGCCCGCAAAATAATCAAACGGCTTGATTTTATGACAGAACACGACAAGATGAAAATTTTTGATAAGCTAAAAGAATATAACTCTTTCAGAGAAATTGAAAGAAATCTTGACAGCGTTATGGATTATGCCGAAACTCTTAACGATGTTTCTTTAAGAAAAAATCTTGCTGACACAATTATTAATGAAATTAAGCGAACTACCCCCGAGATTGTTAAAGGCACTAAGAAAACACGATACGACTATCAGACAAATAAATTATTTGAACGTCTGAGAGAAATTAATCGCATGAAGCAGGAGCAGGTAAACGATTTATATGACGCTTATGTAAACGGCGAACTTGAAAGACGTGCCGCACAATTTGAAGAAAACGGAACTATAACAGGTAAGACAGAGGATTTTTTTGAAGATATAGAAAATTCCTTTATTCAATTTAAGGCAAACGGTATATATTACAATTCAACAGAGGCATTACAAACATTACTTGATAAAATTCAGAATGCAAAATTTACGGGTAAAGTTGCCCGTGATGAGATGGATTTTCAACAAAGGATGAATCAGCAAAACTGGATAAATAATTGTGCCAAAGCCGTTGAAGCTCATAAAGGTAATGTCGGAAAACTTGAAGAATTATACTCAATGGAAGCAAATTTTGATTCAATGCTTTCAATGATTTTTGATGACAAAATAAAAGATAAATTCAGTCTTGACCTTTTGTATGCTCAAGTTGACGGTAAAGTCGGCAAAGACAGACAAGAAGTTTTAGATAAAATAGCCGATGTCTTTGGCTACAAGGGAATTTTAAAAGGTACTATGCTCAATAATAAATTTATTGAGATGGCAAATGATAAATACACTATAAAACAAAGATATGCTAATAAATATCAAACTGATGATTTAGGGGTGTGGAATTGGGAAACTGTTACACTTTCAAAGATGGAAGTCCTTTATTATTATATTCAGGCTAAAAATCCTACATCTTATGAAATGCTGACAGATATGGGAGATGAAACAAGAGCACCAAAAGGACAATTTGACAGAACTGAGTTTGAGGATTTATTGTCTAATCTTACTCCTCAAGAAAAACTTATGGGTGATATTCTGCAAATGGCAGCAGAAAAATATTATCCTGAATTAAATAAATATCATATAAAGAAACACCATATTGACATGGGAAAAGTAACCTGTTATTTCCCTCGTAAATCTGAGCTTAAAGAAGTTAATGAACTTGATTTATTTAATCAATATACAGAAAAATCAACAAATCCGAAGTTTGTTAAAATGCGTTCAGCAGGACCGTCAATAAGAATTGTGCCCGCAAATCCTGTAAACGTTCTGTTTAACCATATTCAAAAGGCTAACACCATTATTATAATGGGTGATCAGCTAGACTTAATGAATAAAGTTTTTAGAGATAATGATTTAAAAACTAAAATAAAAGCCGTGTTTGGCGATAAGGCATATACAGAATTTATGCAACATGTTACGGCTAATCTCTATGACGGACAAACAACAACTCTTTCTAATGCAGAGGGTATAATTTCAAGACTTATGTCAAATGTTATAGCTACCCCTATGTTTATAAAGCCGCAGATTGGTATTAAACAGTTTTTGGGTTTAATCAATTACGGACTTGGTAACGAACATGTCGGCTCAATAGAATGGTTAAAAGCATTCATAAAAACAATGAAACATCCTGTAGAGGCTATTAATTTTATGATGCAGGATGAGTATTTAAAAGACAGATTGACAAGAGCCAATTTGAATGAAGCAATGAAAAATCAAGTTGATAATAAATTGTTTTCAAGAGTAGGTTTACTCAATGATTATTTCAGCTTGAATATGAGGTTTGGAGATTTATTAAACTTATGCTGGGGCGGTAAAGCTTTTATTGATGTTCTTATGAATAAAGGTTTTACTAAAGAGCAGGCTTTTGAACTTTTCAGGCAGAAAACAATAAGCGATCAACAATCAAGCATAAATTCAACTTTATCAAATCTTCAAAGAAATAGTAAAAACAATCCTTTTGCAAGATTATTGTTTGCATATCAAAACACTCCTCATCAATATTTTAGAATATGTGCTAACGCCATTATTCAGGCAAAACAAGGAAAGTTATCTAAAAGACAGGCTGCAAAGACAATATTTCTTTACTGGTATGTATTGCCTTTGATCTTTAATATGGCGAGCAGTTTATCTCCTATTACTTTTTTATCTACTGGCGACCCTGAGGAAATTTATACGGATATGCTTATTTCTTGTCTTGGCAGTATTACATGTATCCCGTTTTTTGGTGAAGCAGCCAGAGCGTTATGGTCTGGTATAACAGGACAGGAATATTTTGGAAATAGAGATTGGTTTACACGTTTTTATCAAGCTATTGTTAATCCGATAAAGAAATTCAAAAAAGATGAGCTATCTTTTGAAGATGTGTTGAAATCTTTGGAAATATTTGCTCAGGGTGCAGGAATACCACTTGAGGCAATCGATACTCAAATTGAAGCAATCGGAGATTACGCACAAGGTGATATTGCGGAAGGTTTCTTAAAGACACTCGGATATTCAAGATACAGAGCTAAAAAAGTTACAGGCGAAGAAGATTAATTAATAATACATTTATTGCGTAAAAGAAAGGGGAAAATAATGATACCTGATAAAGAGCCAGTAAATACTTGGGATGGAAACTCATCAAATATTACTTTTGATTTTGATTTTTTAATTAATTCAGAAAAAGAGTTACTTGTCTTACATACAGATAAAACAGGCATACAAAACATTCTGAAATTGAATATTGATTATACTATTCATCAAACAGGTAATGCAGATGGAAGTTATATTACATTCCCCATTCTTGGGAGTTCTTATAAAACTTTAGGTGAGGAAGAAAAGATAACATTAATGTTAAATATTCCTATCGCTCAAACTTCACCTTATGGCACATCTGATAAATTAAATCTAAAGTCTTTGGAGTTTTCTCTTGATTATATTGTTAGGCTAATCCAAATGGTGAATCGCAAGGTGGAACGCTCTGTAAAAGTACAAGAAGGTTCAAGGACAACCCCAGACGATTTAATAGAAAGTTTAAATCAAGCTCAAGTAACCGCACAAAGTTTTGCAAATGCAGCACAGAACTCTGCTGTTACAGCAGGTGAAGCAGCTTCTACTGCGGCTGAAAAAGCATCTGAGACAACATCAACTTATAATACAGCAAAAACTGAATTAGAAGCCATAAAAAATGATATGCTTGATGCTTTATCAAATTCAAACACTCTAAGACGAAATCAACTAACAAACGCAATTTTGGAGGCGCCAAAGCATATAAAGTTGGCATTGAGCGGCGGGAATTTAGTGTTAAAAGCGGGTTCAGTAGTCAGTATTCCGAACGGATTTGAGGAGGATGGAACAACCCTCCATTTTGACTATGTAGAAATCGAAAACGATTTAACTCTTGCGTCATATAATGGAACTTATACAGAATGTGTTAGTGTAAATCCATCAATAGGTTTGAATAGTGCTAATGCAGACAAGTGTTTTAGCTCAGCAACTGCCCCAACATTTACAGGAGTAGGGCTTTGGTACGATTTGCAAAATAATTTATTGAAATATTCATTAGACAGCGGAACAACCTGGACAAGTGGATTTTCAATGCCATTGTGCCTTTGTGGTGTAGTCAACAACGTAAGAAGCTCCATAGATGAAATTTTTAATGTCATAGGTTACATAGGAAACACTTTATGGGCATCCAAAGGTCTAAAAATCCTAGCTCCAAACGGACGTAACGAAGACGGAAGCCTGAAGAATATTGAATATACGCTGGCTTCAGATACATCTAAAGAAT